TTCGATGTATGGAAAGATAAAATAATTCATATTATTCTTGACATAATTCCACAAGATTCAAATCCCTGGACTATGGAAAATTTACAACGTAATTATATTTTGAAAGGATTGAAAACAATGCCTGATGATGCTATTATTATGATTTCGGATGCGGATGAAGTTCCTAAAACCGAACTCATTAGAAAACTTCCCAAATCGTTGGACACTATAAGTTTGCATATGGTTACATTTAATTATTCTATCGAATATTTTCAAACATTTGAAAAATGGTTCGGAACTGTTATATCTACAAAGAAAAACGTAGTTGATAAAACTCCTCAATATTTTAGAGATAATAGATGGAAATTTCCACACATAGAATTTGGTGGATGGCATTTTTCTTCATTTGGAGATGAAAAATTTTTAGCAAATAAACTCAGGAGTTGTGCGGAATGTTATGATGAAGGGTTTGATGAACATATGGCTGAAACGTACATGAAAGAAAAATTATCACATAACGGTAAATTTAAATTAACACCTTCACCACCAGAACTTATAGCATCTTTACCAGATATTTTCAGATAATTAACTTAAAAGATCTAATAGCATTACATATATGCATCCCACACAACTTTATGTGGATATTTGCAAACGTCTCAAAACGTATTTCAAACCTTTTAAAACAAATTTGAAAAAGGTTAGATTTGGACCACACGGGGATGGTGGGTACGTAGCTATAGATATGAAAGAATGTGACGCTTTGTATAGTTATGGTTCAAACGATGAAATTGATTTTGAAAAAACCTTTTACGAAAAATATAAAAAGCCATGTTATGTTTATGATCACACTATAAAAGAGATAACTGATAAACCTAAATATGTACACTTTTATAGAGAGGGTGTTTCGTCTAAAAAGGAGGAAAATTTAAATACTATTGATGCACATATAGAAAATAATGGACACACTGAAAATACTAATTTATTTGCACAGATAGACGTAGAAGGAGCTGAATGGGATTCGCTCATAGCATCTAAATATCTTAAAAATTTTTCACAGATGATCATAGAGTTTCATTTATTTGGAAATATTCTATCATACGATAAAAAGATAGATGAACTTTATCAACATTTAAATAAATATTTCGTATGTGTGCATGTTCATGGAAATAATTATCCCTTGGTTCCTTGGATAGATAATAATTTTCCTATGGTATTTGAAGTAACGTATATTCGCAGGGATTTGGTAGATACTATAGAACCTGAGACTGAACCTTTCCCAATTAAAGGGCTCGACTATCCAAATTATATAGGTCGTCCAGATATGCACATAGATTACTTTGTTTAAAGAATTTAAAATATTGAAATGTATGGAGTTTGTTTATGAGAAGGATATAACACCTATAAAACCATTAGACAATGATAAATATTGGCCGGGTAGTACATATTCAATGTTTAGGTGTGTGTTAAAAAAGAATGACAAGTACATAACTTATGTTAGAGTATGTATAAATAATAAAACAATGCTCATGCATGAATCATTTAATCTAAATTGGGAAAGTAATGAAGATAAACGATATTTGGGTAGTGATATAAATTCCCAAGATCCTCGTATAATAGAAGTCCAAGATAAAGTATATGTGATTTTCATAGCGAAATCTCCATTTCCAAACCAATATTACACTTTATGGATTTTGGATCACGACACGTTTGAATGTAAACCTTTATACACAAAGGGTTTAGATGTGATAGAAAAGAATTGGGCGCCGTTTGTAAAGGATGGTAAAATGATGTTTGTATATAATTATGATCCAATTATTATACTATCATGCGACACTTCAACTGGGTATTGTCATGTAATCAAAGGCAGTCTACCTTTCAGTACACAAGACACTTTTATACGAGGTGGATCTAATTTAATGGATATGGGTGATTATTATATGGGATTTTCTCATTCTAGACTTCCTATTAATTCAAATGTTAGACCTGGATTTTTACATCTTACACATATGGTTAGAATTTCAAAACAAAATTTAGAACTCATAGACGTTTCTGAACCTATTATTTACAAAAAAGATGGAGATATAGTTAAGGAAACTATACAAGATCCGGTATCATGTTGGATAGATAATGACATAATTTATATTACAACAAATATGAGAGATAACTTTTGTGAAATTTATAGCTTTTCACAAAAATCATGGAATGAACGAGTAAAGAATATGTTAGAAAATACTAATAAAACTTGGTTTACATAATCCCTGGAACCATTTTGATCTTATTCACGTAGTATATATAACCACCTACTAGAGCTGCGAGTGCCAATAAAATATAATTAAATGATATCTTTTTACGTTTTTTCTCAGTTTCCTTTATAATCTTTTCAGCTTCTTCTTTAGTCGGGAGTCTTTCCACGCTCTGATGTAATTTTTCAATCTTACCTATGAGAGCGTGTATAGCTTCTAAAATCTGTGTTTCTTTGGAAATGGGTGTTTCTTTATGGTCAACGGTTGTGACTTCTAATATCATGTGCCACTTCGTAGCTGGGTTTAGTTTTACATAATCCCCGTCATCTTGTTCTTCGAATATTTCAAAGTCTAATTTTTGTATAGACATGGGGTTGAAATAATTTGTTTTTCTGTTGAAGCTTTTCCATTGTTTATCTCGCAAAAGAATACCATCCGTTCCGGTAAAGTGTCTCTCCAAAGGTACACGTGCAAAAATATGTCCGTGGCGTTCATCGAGCATTTGCGCAACTTGAGGTATATTTGGACACAAAACATCCACATGTTTTGCTATGTTAGTGTTTAGGTCAGTCGTGGTGGCTCCAACCTGTGTTATGTAAAAATCTACCATCTTTACACCTAACACGCGACTGAAATCTTCCACATGCGTATTAGAAGTTAGTGATAGATCTAATGAAAATGTGTTATTAGTTCCATTTACATAGTTGGAATCAACCACTATGTATTGAACTTTTTTAGGTATATCGTGGATCGACACCATTCTAATATTCTCACAGAAATAAAATTCACCTAAGTTGCGACGATGTTTGTATTTTTATCAAGTAAAAATGGAATTCTGTGTGCCGTGTATATCTCCCACGATCCAATTAGATGAATATATCAAGGATAGTTTATTTGCTGATGAACTGCGAAAGATGTTTCAAGATATTGCCAACGAGAACGATAAGTTGCGAGGGGAGATTAGCGAACTCAAGAAAAAGGGAAAAGTTTCAAAAGTAAAGGTCGAGAAAATCAGATGCCCGTGTCAAACGGCTAAGGGGGAGCAGTGTAAAAAGTTTTGCGCAGAAGGTTTGCAGACGTGTAAAGTCCATGCGCGTCCTCCCAAACCCGCTAAACAGCCAAAGCCTCCAAGAGTGAAGAGACCTGCGTGTACGGGAATCAACATAAGGGGTAATCCGTGTCGCAATAAATGTATCGAAGGTGAAACATTTTGTGAGAAGCACGACCCTTCCAAACCTCCGACGACTAAAAAAACAAAACGTCCTAAAAAGAGAGAGGTCCCCGTTCATAATCATGCCCCGGGAGAGACTCCGTCAGAACCTTGTACACTTTGTCAAACGCACGGTGATATATTCGATCCTAATATCGTCAAAGTAGAGTTTATGGAATCTCAAGGAGATGATGGATTGATGCTAAAAGATAGAATTTAAAACCTTAGTGGATATAAATTGTAATGAAAATAAGAGAAATGTCAGCTATTCGAAGATTAAACGTTTTACAAAATCATTTTAGAAATTTTTCTCCTTTAGCTTTATCCGAGCAAGTATTATTCGAAAATAGAGCTCCTAAAACTTTAGAAATTTTTCCGGAAATTCCTAAAAGATTCTCTATTCATTTGGATATTAATCACGATCACAAGTTAATAGAATTTGAAACTGAGAATATGTCTGTACACGACAAAATTAACGTGTACCTAAAATATAAGGACCACGTGAGACAGACGTATCCAAATTACATTGTCAAGGAACGACATGAATAATACCTAAGTCTAGTGAATGTTTCTTATATTTTATGAAAAATGAAATATTGTACCGTGACGAGTTCTATGTCTAAGAAATCTGTAGAGGTGGATAGCACGAATCATATGTGTGCAGAGAGGCAGTTAATACGAAGGTTATATAGGGAATGTATACGAAAAGGGTACAAGCCACACCAGTTTTCTGATTGGGTTCACCGAAAGTATGGACACCTCATAATATCTAGAAATACAACGTATGGTGCGGGTATATCAATGCCTTGTGTTTTATGTAGAAAGATGATAGAACGATACGATATATGTTGGATGGCGTATGATGGAGATGAATGGGTGCATAGTGTAAAAACTGCGGTGCTACCCCAATCTATTCCTACAAGAAAGCAGAAGGACGTTCTCGGTTTTGGAAAATGCACCTAAGTTGTAAAGTAGTATTATTTTTGTAAGATGAACATATTTTTTCTTTCGTTGAATCCTAAGGAAATCGCCAAACTGTCATGCGATCAACACGTCGTTAAGATTCAACTCGAGATATGTCAAATGTTATACACCGCTTGGTTTTTTTCGGGTCAAGAAGAATACGTCAGAGAACACGCCCCCTTGACGAAAGATGGAAGTAAACGTGGATACAAACCCGCACATAAGAAGCACCCCATGACCATGTGGATAGGTTCCAGTATCAAAAATTATATGTATGCTTGTGAAATCGGACTCGCTCTCAGTCATGAATACACAGAGCGGTACGGGAAAATTCACACGTGTGAACATCATTTGCGTTGGTTATACGAAAATCACCCATCTCATTTCGAAGAACGTAAAAGTGAGACTGCTTATTATTCTATAGAGGGTATTCCAGAATGTATGCCCGAGCAATACAAGTCTCCAGATCTTGTATCAGCTTATAAAATGTATTACGTCGCCGACAAAGCCCCCTTTGCAAGATACAAGTGTGAAAGACCTAGTTTTATGTGTTAATTAAATCTTGGAATGTAATAATATCTTCTGTATCTATTAATTTTGAATATTCAAGTTCGTCATCGTCAAAGTAGAGGGGGTTTACACCCGCTTCATGAAATACACGCTCCAAAGTGAACCCCATAGTGTCAAACTCTTTTAAGATGGATCTCAAAAGATCATCATCTAGATTTTCTAGACAAAACTGAAACTTACCCGCGGAAAACTCTAGTCTTTCCATATAATTACCTTTGACGAAAACATTTTCTTTTATAAATTCTTTTAGATACGATTCTTTCATAGATTTGATCCCATAGTCATCTAATAGATATCTAAACCCGGACGAAACTTTTTTAATAAATAATCGTTTTTTATTCGACAGAGGCATTATTATATAGTATTAGTTAAAATAATATCTCTAAGATGAATTATGAACATAATTCGAAATATATGTCCACACCAAAAAAGACTTATCCAGTGTAGTGTGTGTAATGGGGGTGGTATATGTATACACGGAGATATAAGAAGTATGTGTCGCAAGTGTGTATATTCTGAAAA